GTTGAAGATGAAGATGTATATCTTGTAAATGGATATATCACACATAATAAGGGTGGTAACTCACAAACTGATTTACCAGCACCTGGTGCACCAACCGCTTTAACATGGACAAATGGGACACGAGCATTATCATGGGTTGCACCTGCTTCAACGGGAACTACTGGTATTACCGCATACGATGTACAGATAGATAATGTAAGTTCCGCCTTTGGTTCACTTGTAGTAAATCAAACAGAATGGTCTAGTACCGTATATGATGGAACAGGATTAGCAAATGCTACTTATTGGGCAAGAGTACGTGCAATTGACCAAGGTTTAAAGGGTGCATGGAGTACAACATTAAACTTCACAAAAACATAAAATTTTTACGGTTTACTAAAAAAACCTATATTTATATACATACGAAAACAAACAATAAAACATATCAAAATGGCAGAACAAATTAAGTTTACAGAAGAAGAAGTAAAACAAATAGATGAAATTAGAAATCAGACTGGTGCAATATACCAAAGATTAGGACAACTTTCAGTAGAAGAAGAAAGACGTTTATCGGAAATTACACAAGCTAAAAAAGAATTGAACGATCAACTTAACGTTATTCGTGAAACTGAAACCACATTCTTTACTTCTTTGAATACGAAATATGGTGATGGCAACTACGATCCAGAAACCAACGTTTTCACCCCAATAAAACAAGAAAATCAACAAGAACCTGTATCATAACATAATAGAATATTAAAAATATATAGTTTACGAAATATATTTTATATTTATAGATGTAATTTTACATGAAAAAAAATTAATTAGGAGCAAATAAAATGGCAGAAAAAATTGTATCACCTGGTGTATTTACACGTGAGAATGACTTATCATTCTTGGCACAAGGTGTTGGAAACATCGGAGCGGCAATTATAGGACCTTTCAAGAAAGGACCAACATTCTTACCAACGGTTGTAAATACCCAATCTGAATTCGAACAAATCTTCGGAACACCTGACGGAACATACTACACAGGATATACCGTACAAAATTATTTAAGAGAAGCTGGAACGGTAACTATCGTTCGCGTTGGACACGTAGGTGGTTATTCACATGGTGCACCAATAGCAATAACAGTTAGTGGTTCTAACGGAGAAACCCATTTAGGTGTTCTTCATGTAACTGATAACCTTATTGCAAGTGAGAGTGTAGGATTCGCGAATCCAGTAATCACAGCAAATCCATCTTCATCTGCATTTACAATTACCGCAGATGATATAACCGCAGTTTCATCTTCAATTGACCCTACATCGGCAAGTGATATAAATAATGTATTCGGTACATCTCCATTTGGAGCTAAAAACGCATATGCATATAAATACTTCCAATATGCTGCTACTAATGCAGTTTCGGTAGATTTACTATCTGGTAGTGTTATTACAGCTACACCATTAGCAACGCAAGATTTTACACAAGATGCACAAGTTGCAACTACACCTTATATAAGGTCACAAGCTTACGGTGTTGAAAGATACGATTTATTTAGATTCCATACATTGGGAGCTGGTACAAATGCAAATCAAGAATTTAAAATTCAAGTTTCAAATGTAAAACAAAGTACATCGGCTACAGATTCATTCTCTACATTTACTATTACAGTACGTGGATTTAGTGATACTGATAGACGTCCTGTAACATTAGAATCATATGCAGGTGTAAACATGAATCCTAGTTCTCCTAACTATATAGCTAGAAGAATCGGTGATTTAAACACTACAATAGATTCAACAGGAAAACAAACAATAACAGGAAACTACGCAAACAATTCAAACTTTATTAGAGTAGAAACAGTTGCAGAAGGTTCACACCCAGAAAACGCAGCTCCATTTGGCCACGGTGCATATCTTAATCCAATCTTTGATGGAACAAATGAAACTCGTGTACCAGCAGCAATTTTCTCTACTGGTTCTGATGAAAACACAACAGCAGCTACTAAATTTAGTGGTATTGATTTAGAAACATCAATTGTTAAAATAGATAACAAATCAATCTTATCCGCTATACCAACAGGAGCAACAATAGGTGGTAACACAGGGTTCTCATTTGATGGTGATATAAACGCAATCGTTAACGGTACATTAGGTACTATTAATTTAGGATATACAATCACTGGCAATAGTTCAACTGATATAAACAAAAGACAATTCGTAGTTGGTTTCCAAGAAGGATTTGATGGTGTATCACCAGCAATCCCAACTAACTTGGGAAGTAACATTACGTCTACCAACTCACAAGGATTTGATTTATCAACATCTTTAGCAAGTGGTTCAGTCGCATATGTAAGAGCAGTAAATTCAGTATCTAACCCAGATGATTTCGATATCAACTTGGTATCAGCTCCTGGAGTTATTAGAATATTACACTCATATGTATTCGATGATATTGTTGATATGTGTGAAACCCGTGAAGATTGTTTCTTCATTGGTGATGTAACAACCGAAAATAGTACTATCGCTGATGCAATTAATCAAGGTGCAGCCGTAGATTCTAACTATGTTGGAACTTACTATCCTTGGGTTAAAACAATCGATGTAAACACAAATAGATTAACATCAGTTCCACCATCAGTATTGATGCCAGGAATATACGCTTCGAACGATGCAGTAGCAGCCGAATGGTGGGCACCTGCTGGTTTAAATCGTGGTGGTATCGTAGGGGCAGTTAGTGTTCTTAACAGATTAACACACGCAGAACGTGATGAATTATATGAAGGAAAAATAAATCCAATCGCTTCTTTCCCTGGAGAAGGTATCGTAGCGTTTGGACAGAAAACACTTCAAGAAGCATCATCTGCACTTGATAGAATTAACGTAAGAAGATTACTTATTAAAGTTAAGAAGTATATCGCTTCAACATCGAGATACTTGGTGTTCGAACAAAATACTGCTACAACTAGAAGTAAGTTTATAAATACTGTTAATCCGTATTTAGAAGGTATACAACAAAGACAAGGTGTTTATAACTTTAAAGTTGTAATGGATGAAACAAACAACACACCAGACGTGATTGATAGAAATATCTTACAAGGACAGATTTTCTTACAACCAACCAAAACGGCGGAATTTGTTGTGATTGATTTCTCAATTGTTCCAACAGGGGCATCGTTTAGTGCATAAATTAACAAAAAAAGTAAAAACTTATATTTATAAGTAATAACTTAAACAAGGGAATAAAAAAATGGCAGAAGTACTGGAATTCAATGACATGTTCTATACGAACTTTGAACCAAAAACTAAAAATCACTTTATCATGGAGATTGATGGAATTCCGTCATACATGATTAAGACAGCAACCAAACCGAGTATTCAGTTTGAAGAAATAGTTTTGGATCATATCAACGTGAAACGTAAATTAAAAGGTAAAGGAGATTGGCAACCAATCGATATTACTTTATTTGACCCAATTGTACCTAGTGGTGCACAAGCAGTAATGGAGTGGGTACGTTTATCTCACGAATCATTAACAGGTCGAGATGGATATGCGGGTATGTACAAGAAAGATATTGATATCTACCAATTAGGACCTATCGGTGATAAAATCGAACAATGGAAACTAAAAGGGGCATTTATTTCAAGTGCTGCATTTGGTGATGTAGATTGGTCAGCTTCCGATGTTGTTGAAATATCCCTTACAATAACATATGATTATGCCGTTTTAGAATATTAATTCAACTTTATTATATATTTGAAACCCTTACTTCGGTAGGGGTTTTTTTGTGCCTTTTTGTTAAAATTTAACATTTTAAATTAGGAATTATAAAATTAAATTCGTACTTTAGTATAGTTAATGAGTGAGAGTTAAACCACTAAAAGATAAAAGTTATGAAAACATTAAATGCAGAATTATTAAATATTGTTTCTACTGCCGATATGATGGTAATGGAAGATGAACATAAAGTCAGGCTTATTTGGTATTTAAATGAAGGAACTTCATCAAGGAAACATGCATTGAAAAAAACAAATACCGAGGAATTGTTACCTTGGGCATCAAATTCTGTTTTGGATGATGATTTATGGCATTTAACTTTCAATCAAGAATTACTTAGTGCTGAATCTATTTCAGATATTGAATTGTTATAATTGTTAAATTTTAACATATTAAATTAGGAATTGTAAAACCGAATTCGTATATTTACTATGTAATAATGATTAACACTAAAACAAGTAAGATGAGTAACTATAAAAGATTTAACAGACATGAGTGTTTTAATGAAAAAATGTTCAATGAGTTCTCTACGGTAAAAAAAGATATTTGTGATTGGGCAGTTTGTGCTGATATAGAAATTCCTACTCTTGAAAACCAATTGTTCGGAATATGGGATGGTTATCTTTATGATGGTTTGGATAAAGCATGTGAGTTCTTTGGAGTTCCAATGTTCCTTATCTACCGATTGAAAAATGTGGTTACCGCGATTGAAAAGCATAATTCAGTTTTTGGAGAAACCGTAACAACTAAATAATAACTATGAATAATTTATCAGAAGTATCAAAAGAATATGTTGGTTTAATGAGAGGATGTGAAGTTCAATCTCTAAAGTATGAAGGATGTGTTTATATTGGCAGAGGTGGTACTGTTTTAATGGATGGGGAACAAATCGATACATTGGATACCGATACTAAAGTTAAGAAACTTTGGAGAGAATACGTAAAAGGAGAAGGTTTATAAAAAAATTAAATATTTATATACAAATAACACAGATATTGTAAATCCAAAATAAAATTAAAATCTAAGTGCTACCTTAGTACCAAGGCCACATACATTTAGCCTTAGTAAATGCAAGAGGACTCATCCGAGTCCTCTTTTTTTGTCAAAAAAATAATTACGTTTTCTTCTTTCTTATATACTTATATACGAAACCTTGTGATTAAGTTTTTAGTGTACTCGATACATTTGAGTTGGATAGACCAACGAATAAAAATTTAAATAACAAATAAAAATAAGGAAAAAATGGAAAGAAGAATTTCTACGTGGACTAGTACGTCTACACAACCAGTACCAAACGCTTTCGTTACTAAAGGAAAGCAAAGAATCAAACAACATGATGGAATCGTTTATCTCAAAGATAAAGAAGAATTTGAGATTGAACTATACAATCCACAATCGATTCACCAACTAGCAAAAATCAAACTCAACGGAAAATACATTAAAGGTGGGGGAATTATCCTTAAACCTGGACAGCGTGTGTTCCTAGAACGTTTCTTGGATTCAAGTGATAAGTTTATATTCAATACGTATACCGTTGGTAAAACGGATGAAATCAAGAAGGCTATCCAAAACAACGGTAGTGTTGAAATTGAATTTTATAAAGAAACACCACCACCTACAATCACATTGATGCCAAACTGGCAACAAACACCACAATTTATTCCAATCAATACCACACCTTGGGGAAACAGTACAGGAAACCCATACCCGGGTATGGGTGGATTCACCACCAACTATTCAAGTTCGGATGTAACTTATGGTACAACTTCAATGAATGTTTCAAATACTATGTCTGATACTTTATCAAAAAGTAATCTACGTGGTATGAAAAGTTCCAAAATGGAGACAGGTACAATTGAA